TTAGTTTGAGATAATGACCTCACGCGCTTTCTTGCTCGCCGTTTTGTTTAGTGTGTAGGTTGTGTTCACCGATTCCATTTCAAACGCGCCAAACATATCTCTGACCTCTGGCTTGTCATTGAGGCTCATAATGAAACGGCCTTTGATTCTGCTGAGCACCTCCGCTAGTTTTTCAAAATCAGATTGGGCAAACATATCTTTACCATAGTCATTCTCATTGCTGAAATACGGAGGGTCGAGATAGAACAAGGTGAATGCGCGATCATATTTTTCTATAAATTTATCATAGGGCAAGCACTCAATATTTACGCCCGCCAGTCGTTCATGTGCATCTTCCAACATACCTGATAGCTTGTTTAAATCAAACCGTGCTGGGTATCCTGCAGCAGTCCCAAAGTGCCGCGTCTCAACCCTCCCGCCAAATGCCGTGCGCTGCAGATACAAAAACCGCGCTGCGCGTTCTAGGTCAGTGAGTGTGTCCGGGTCTGTCCGGTTCAAACGCTCAAACTCTGTGCGGGTTGTCAGTTGAAATTTAAGCACATCCATAAACTGTGGATAATGACGCTGCAGGATGCGAAATAGATTACTGACATCACGCGATAGATCATTAATTACCTCAGCCTTTGGCCTGTGAGTGCGGCGGAAGAATACGCCGCCCATGCCTACAAATGGCTCGGCGTATAATTTATGGGGAATAGTGTTGATACGTGCAATCAGGCGCTTGGCCAGATTGCGTTTGCCGCCGATATAGGGCGCGACAGGATTGGCCGGCTGAACCGGACGTAATGATTTAGGGATTGAATTCATGATTTAAGTCACTCTATGTTTCACCCGCCCCGTACAGGGTGGCGGGATTGATTCGCAGGTACCTGCATTGTCATGAGAGAGACCGCTCTCGGCTTATGCGTTACAGCGCATTAGCCCCCGCCTTAATCGGGCGGAGCAATCGGCGTATCGATCGGCCAGTCTTTGCCGTCGTAAAATTCGACGCCGCCTATGATGTCGCGCATGTGTTCGTTTAGGTTTTTGCCGTCTTTGTGGACTATGCCGAGCAGGCGTCCGAATTTACCGCTTTTGTCTTGGACGGTTTCAATCACAACCCAAACCGGCTCGGCTAGCTGGTGGTATTTGACCTTGCGCGGAAAATCAGCAGGATCGAGGCCTAGGAAGCTAATCAGGGCATCGCGGTGATCAAAACCGACCTGCACATCATCTGCATCAATCCCTTTGCGCTTGTTGCGCTTAATCTCTTGGCAGTTGATAGCGAATAGCCGAATGGTCTCATCATCTTTCCAAACATGATCATACATATCAAGATTACCAATAATCGTATCGCCGTCATAAATTGCGGTTATTGTAAACCCGTAGCGGTATGCTGGTTTTGTTATTATCCTAGTTCTACTCATTGTCTTGCTCCTTTTCCCAATCGAATGGTTTGAATGTTATGACCTGTTCGCCTATCCACGCGTTCAGTTCGGCCATGCGGGATTGCAATGGCCTTATTTCGTTTTTCTCGAATATGATTTGCGCATCGGCGGCGGAGCCAAACCCGCCTGTGTTATTGGGCACGATGCCCATAATTTGCGGTGGCACACGGTGCATGGCTAAAACATCATCCCGGCTGATGTTTTTGATATTGGTGAACTGGTCTTTGGCTGTGGCTTCGGACAAATGGATAATTTGCAGCCCGTCTTTTTTACCGCCGGGCGCGTGCATGAACAAAGACTTGAAATTCCCCGGCCCTTTGGATTTCCGCATTTGCTCCTGCAGGGCCTTAACATCGTCCTCATTAAAAGTGGCGTCGGTGAGATACATCACATAGCCAGCATGTGCGCCATTATCGTAATATTTCCGCCTGAATATTGTGGCGCTTTCGTTCAGCCAAATAGAATGCAATGCCGCCATATAATCCGGCTGGCCATAGATTTCCTGATTTACGTCCGGCTCCAATAAATGGAAAATGCTGTCTTTTTTGAACGCATGCATTTTGCTTTTCTTGTCCAAAAATCCATAGCCGCCCTTTTTGTGAATGCGGACAAATTTCGACGGCGCAGGTTTAAGCGAAAACGCACCGCCGAGCCTGTTTTTAATCCGCTCAAAATAGGCATTGCCAAACACCAGATAATCATAGACAAAGCGGGCAAAATCGGCGCGGCTCAATAAATTATGTTCAATATAATTCGCGACCAGTAAATTGGTTTTGACCTTAAGCGCACTGGCATGATGCACACTAGATTTCAGGGTCTCGGACAGCCCCTGCACGGGCGTCGGCAAATCATAATATTCATCATGGCTCGGCACCAAAAACCCAATCACCCGCGAACGGGTCAAAGACGGATCAGGATCACCAAAGCTAAAACTATAGAGCCGCTGCCCTGTGTCCGCTAGGTTTTCATCTTTTTTGGGCTTTGCCTTTACCGCTGTTTTTACTCTTGCCATGTTATACTTCCTTTTTTCTTGCCGGATAATGTGTCGACACTTTCAAGCGCCATTTCGTCGAGGGCGTTAAACAAAGCCCATGCAATATCCGCATGACCCGTATCGCCAGAGCGGCCGGCTTTGTATGTGATGTGTTTTGAATTGTCGGTGACCGAGCGGTGAATGGCGAGCAAGCTGGCCAGCATGTCCGTCCAACCCGCATCAAATTTAATCCGGCGATTTTGGATAAGATGCTGCGCTTTAATCACAAGCCGGGTTTTGCTCTCAACGCTGTAAATAATTTTATTGGTACGCGGGAAGAATTGTTTGACCAATTCATAAACCGCTAAGCCCATGCCCGACGCGTCAATATTGATGGCCTGGACATTGTATTTTTCGGTGAGGGCTTTCAGTTTTTTGGCCTGTTCATCAAAACTGATATTGTTCCAGCTTTCTTTCTGAACCACACGGAACAAACCGCCCGCCGTTTGCGGCGGGGCAATCACAACCACACTGGCATTATCTCGCGACCGCGACGGATCATAACCAATCCAGACGGGCAGATTACCCAACGGACGGGCGGCCAGAGGTTTCAAATCCGTCCAAGCCGTCCAGCTATCGACCATACAGCGTTGCAATTCGGTTAGGCTGAAAATACTGGCGGCGGCGTCGACAAATTCGCACATAAACAGATTGCGAAACTCCTGTTTGGCGTATTCCAGCCGCAGTTCACCAATATCAAACAAAGTACAGCCGCCCGCTTCGGCGTCTTCGACCGTAACAATTTGCCGCCATTGCCCATCCGGACAAACAAGCCCGTCTTTTAGATCAGCATGGGTCAGCTTAAATTCTTTGCGCTCCGCCTTGCTGCGGCCTTTGTTGAACAACTTCCCAGACCAGAACTCATAGGCTTCGCTGCTGAGTGTTGAGGGTACAGAGAAATATGTTTTGCGCCATTTTTTGTGCGCAGCCATGCCTGATGAGACTTTGCGGAGTTCGTGGAATTTATAAACCCAGTGATATTCGTCGAAATACAAATGCCCGTGATAAGATTGGGCAGTGCGCGAATTGGTACCGAGAAAATACAGAGTGGCGTCATTATGGCCAAGCTTAATCGGGTCACCCCTAAGCTCTACCCCAGTCACCTCTTTAACCCAGTCTATAATATAGCCCTTGAACACATGGGCTTGGGCTTTGGAAGCCGAAAGGAAGATTTGGTTATCGCCCGTCTTGGCCGCGTCCAATAGGGCTTCGCGGGCAAAGTACCAAGTGGCACCAATTTGGCGGGATTTTAATATATTGCGGGTGCGGTGTATTTTGGCTTTGAACCAAACACGCTGATAATCAAACAAGCATTCATCAAATGATTTTTGCAACAGGGCAATATGCTCATCGGTCAGGACGTTTTTACCTTTGACGGCTTTACCCTTGGATTTGTTTTTCAGCTTCGGATTTATATCGGACGGCACACCGCCGTTTTCAAACTTCTGAATACGGGCAGTCCGCTCCAATAATTTACCCAGACTTTCAATTTCCTTGAAATCCCGATCGGTTTTTTCCGGCTTGGCAACCAATTGGTTTAATCTTGTATGGGTGTTTACCCCAACCTGTCTGGCCGGAGACGCTTTGTCCCAATTATCCCGCCGCTTCCAACTATCAATAGTCTGGTATTTAAGCGACAGTTTTTCCGCAATATCGACCATTTTCCAGCCTTGCCAATATAGCATGGCCGCTTGGTGACGCGGCGCGGTTTCGGGGTCAATCACAGAAAATAACATGGGCGCACAATATGAGCGCACTGAAATAATGTGCGGCCTTTCCGTGCATTATCCTGATAACGCACCGATACCATTTGATTGATAGTGAAAAAGGTTTTTTGTACATCTCGAAATGACAAAACCAAACCTGATAACAAAATTCTTCGCAATCGGCACATCCGGACCAACTGTTGATGGGCGTATTATCAAGCCCTCAACTATTGATGAGCTGGCCGCAACCTATGATCCTGCTGAATATACTGCGGGTATAAATATTGAACATTTAAACAGTCGGTCTATGTGGGGTGAATTTCCCGCGATGGGACGGGTTGTGGCGCTAAAAGCTAGAGACGATAAAAAAGGTCGCCGTGTTTTGCTGGCACAAATTGAACCAAGTTTGCACTTGCAGTATTTAAGCCAGCAAAAGCAAAAATTATTCACATCTATGGAAATCGTAACCAATTTTGCAAAAACGGGAAAAGCCTATTTAATAGGCCTGGCAATGACCGATCGTCCGGCGGCCCTAGGAGTCGAAGCTTTATGTTTTTCTGCAAATAACGATGGTCCAACGGACGACAGATTCAAAAAAAACCTATTCACCCAAAATTATGAAACGGAGATTTTCACCATGGACGACGATAACAAACCTGCCGAAAAATCTGAAATCAAGCCTGCGGGCGACGAAAAACCCGAAACCCAAAGAGGTGACAAGCAATCCTTCGTGCAAAAATTCGCCAAACTCTTAAATCCTGTAAAACAGGAAAGCGACGACAACTTCACGGCGCTACAAGCTGCCAGCCTTGAACTGGCGCAAAAATACGCGGATTTGGACACAGCCCATGCTGAAATGGCCGACAATTTCAAAACCGTTACCGAAGATCTGTCGCGGAAACTCCTCGCCCAAGAAAACACCATCACCAAATTATCCGCCGCCCTTGAAGCTACCCCCGAAGGCGGCACACCTCGCCCGACCGCCACGGGCGAAGAAGATGAAAACCTCGCTGACTGCTAATAAACCAGCCCGCCAAAACTAACCCGATTAAGGAAACTACCCCATGCCTAAGAAAATCCTAAATACCGCATCTGTCGCAATGATGGTTCAGGCCTATAAAACCCGCGTCATGGAACTAAACGGCGTCACACCCGATGTTGGCGGCTCGTTCGCCGTAGACCCGTCCATTGAACAAAAATTGGAAGACAAAATTCGCGAAAATGCAGACTTCCTCGGCGAGATTAATGTTGTCGGGGTGCGAGATTTAGAGGGCGATAAAGTCGGGCTGGACGTAACCGGAACCATTGCCAAGCGCACAGATACAGATGTGGGTGATCGCCAGACCGCCGACAATCTCGCCCTTGCTGATAGCCGCTATCGCTGTGAAAAAACCGAATTCGACACGCACATTAAATGGTCAACCTTGGACGCTTGGCGCAAATTCGCCGATTTCCAACAACGTATCACAGGCGGTGTCACGCGTCAGATCGCGCGCGACCGTTTAATGATCGGATTTAACGGCACAAGCGCCGCCGCAGTTACAGACCCTGTCGCTAACCCACTCTTGCAAGATGTCAATATTGGCTGGCTTAAACATGTGGAAACCCGGCGTCCCGCTGCCCATTTGAACGCTATCAAAATCGGTATTGGCACAGGCGCAGACTTCAAAAATATTGACCAAGCCGTTTATGCGGCGCGGCATGAACTTATTTCACCGTGGAACCGCAATGACACGAGCTTGAACTCTATTATGGGGTCTGGCTTGATGGTCGATAAAAACATTGCCGCTATTGGTGACAATGAAGCCCCAACCGAACGCGCCGCCCTACAAACCCTAATCGCCAATCAGCTGATCGGAACCTTGCGCACGAAATATGTACCGTTTTTCCCAGAACGCTCAGTCTTTATCACCAGCCCGGATAATCTGGCTATTTATTACCAAGAAGGCTCGCGTCGCCGTCATATTATCGACAACCCAAAACGCGACCGCTTGGAAGATTACCAAACTTTGAACGAGTCCTATGTGGTCGAAGACTTGGACAAATGCGCCCTGCTAACCAATGTATTGCTTTGGGATGAAGTTGGCGCAGTTTGGGCATAGGCAAAGTAAATTTAACCGGGGATAGGAGAATATCATGAATGTATTTCGCAAACACCGTGAAAAAACGCTAGCTGCGGAAGCGGCCAAAGCCGCCGCCGCGTCTGGCGACGGCAATATGGACACCGCCAAAGCCACAAATATTTACGAACAAATGTTGGCGCAAATGGCCGCCCATAAGGTCGAACTGAAAGGCGTCCAAAGTCTGACCGCCAAGGCCGAGAAAAAAGCTGAATTCATTCCCGTTTACGAATCCTATGTTGAGGGTATTCTTGCCGCCGACGAAGATGTGCAAGACGACGTGGTTGTTACCATATTTGTTTGGGCCATGGATGCTGGCCAGTTTGAATTGGCCTTGCGCATTGCCGAGTGGGCGCTGAAATATGACCTCGCCCCGCCGCCAAATTTCACCCGCACCATTGCCACTATTTTGGCAGAAGTTATCGCCGACACGGCTTTGTCCGACCGCGATAATATCCAAAACTATCTGGATGTCTTGGAAGATACATTGGACTTGGTCAGGGACAAAGACATGCCCGACCAGGTTAAGGCCAAATTGTATAAAGCTTTGGGCTTTGCCAATAGCAAAGCATTCCCAGAAGAGGCGCTCGAATATCTTGAGCAAGCGCTCAAATTAAACCCACGCGCAGGTGTCAAAAAAGACATCAAAGCCTTGGAAAAAACAATCACCGACCTATCCCCGGCGCCCGTCCCCGCCGAAGGTGTGCAAACCGAGGCCGTCAAGGCCGAAGTTGAAACACCATCTGGCGGGGCGGCTGCGGATAAGTCTGAACAACCGCCTGTAAAACAAGCTGCAACAGATGAGCAGCAATAGCGTCATAATCCCCCACGGCGCGGGCGACCCTGTTGATGTCACAATCGCCAGCCATAATTTCTGGCCGGAATTGTCCAGCAATGATTTCCGCAATATTATGCGGGTCGGCGGCACTATCCCAAACACAAGGGTCGAAGCCACGCTGATTGCCGCCGTCATTGCGGTCAATAAGGAATTGCAAAAATTCAGGTTAACATGGGCGCTTTATGCAGGCCTTGAAGATATACCCGCCGATCAAGTCGCAGGCATATCGATCTATGTCCACCAATACCAAGCCGCCGTCTTCAACAATGCCAAAGCTGACCTAGTGGAAAGATACCGCGATTTTGACAGCACAAATGACGGCCACGACGAAGCCGATAAATTAGAAGAAACCATAGACGATTACCGCCGCAAATCCCGCGAAAACATTCGGGCTTTATTGGGAAATCCGCGCACAACAATAGAGCTGCTATGACCCAGACCTTAAAAACCCAATCCGGCCAAACCATTGATGATATTGTTTACCAGATTTACGGCGACAATCCCCACATGTTGGCAGCGGTGACGGGTGCTAACCCGCATGCCTTAAATCTAGGCATTCATTTGCCCGCTGGTATTGAAATCAATCTGCCCGAGATTATCCCAACAACCAAAACCCAAACCATTATCAATCTTTGGGATTAGAAAGGAAAAAAATGACTGACAAAACCGCAGACAAACCAGCATGGCATCTCGACCGAAAAATTCCCATTGGCATTATCATCACTATATTATTCCAAGCCGCTGGCGGCCTGTGGTTTCTCTCCAAACTCGACAGCCGCCTTGACGTGCTGGAAAAACAGGATGCTGAAAACGTGCAGGTCAACAAAGCATTTTTCGCCCTCGAAGCCAACATGAGAACAACACAAGATTCCCAAGCGCGGATAGAAAAAAGCCTGGATAAAATGAATGACCGCCTGAACCGTCTCATAGAAAAGGACAATTAAGATGAAAAATGTATTCAAACGCGCCAGTATTTACATCGGCAAAAACCCGATCATCCTCTTGGTGATACTCGCCTTGCCCGCCCTCACACTGTTCAACTATTTATTCGGCGCTGCGCTGACTGAAAACGGCACGGCGGTATTTCTGACCGCTATCCTTGGCGTTATACTTCTGTTTGCCGCAATCCGCCTGTCCATGTATTTCAAATATTTCTCGCATCTATCTTATGTAAAACAAATAACGGAGGATCCAAATGCGCTTGCTCATTTACTTGGTAGTATCTTTATCGGCGTTGCTATCGTCGTCGGTCTCATTCTCGGCGGATAATAACAAAGACAGGTTCACCGCCTGCCGACCTTACCAAGCCGATATTGCGGGGGCAGTAAAAAAATATTTCCCCCAAGATTTCCAATACCCAGACGCTATGACTGCGCAGATATACCAAGAAAGCCTGTGCGCCCGCTTTGCTGTATCCCATGCCGGTGCCCAAGGTCTCGGCCAGATTATGCCCGGCACCATGCCGGAAATCCGCCGCGCCATAAAATTCGAAAAATCACCATTCAGCAAAGCCGCCATTTATCCTGCCGCCTATTATCAAGGTAAAATGATGGTCGGCTGGACGGCGCGGCGCACACCCTATCAACGCTGGCAATTGGGGCTTGCGAGCTATAATTCCGGCTTTGGTAGCGTCCTGAAATCCCAAAAAAAATGCGGCGGCGCGGCTCTCTGGGATCAGATTAAATATTGCCAGCATTTGGTCACAGGCAAAAACGCCGAAGAAACCATCACCTATGTAGAGCGGATAATTCGCTGGTGGACAGAATTGGCCGGACGTGACCCCATGGCCATGCCAACTGAGTTAAGCCGCTATCAACAAACTAAATTGATAAACCGCATCAATAAAAAATACGATGTAAGGCGATATTTTAGCGGTCGGGCTTGGGGGTCATATTGGGCTGTTTGGGACGGCTGGATAACCGCCGACCATGTTCACACCGCTAATATGGGCGAGACACCTTATTATGCCAGCGGTAAAATCTGCCGCGCTTACGGCGAAATAGACGCCGTGCTTTACGGCGGCATATTGCCAACCCAAAAACCCCGACCAGCCATGGACGGTGAGCGCGTCTATATTTTAGGTTATCCAGGCGGATCCGATACGCCGAGCCTACGCACAGGCCGCGTCCTGTTTCAGCGCACCAACAGCGGATCAGATATTTATACCCACCCCGCATGGATATTGGTGATTGATAACCCGCCTAAACGAAATCGCTTCGCCCAATTATTCGCCCATACCGAACCTGTCATTGGCGGCATGAGCGGCGGGCTTGTTGTCAGCCGTAATATGACTGCCCTCGGCGTTCTGGTTACCCAAAACGGGCGCACAGATTTGAACAATGACGGCATCCTCGATGACAGCGCCGATTTCTCTGCCTTATCGGATATCTGGCAGATTTTCAACGGCGCATGTAAGTTCTCGCGTGGGTGGGGGCAATAATATGTGGTCATTCTTATTGAAACCCAAAGTGCTGGCCGGACTGGGCGGCATTGTCCTATTCTTGGCGCTCGGCTTATATGTGCGCGGCGCAATCCACGACTACGGCCTTGGCCAATATAATCAAGGCAAGGCGGACTGCGAAACCGCCGTGCGCAATAAAGCTGCCAAGACAAAGTTTAAATTAGAGAGTGTTCAAAAACATGCCGCCGCCGAAGCCGCAAAAACCGAAACCGTTTATGTGACCGTCACCAAACAGGTAGCTGTCACCGACGCGCGGATTGTCGCGGAAAACACCGCCTTAAAAAAAACCATAGAAAACCTAGAAACGAGGATATCAAATGCGAAACCTGATTTGTCTGTTTGTGCTGGCCAGCCTGTCCCTGTTGACAGCTTGCGCATCCACACCAAAATTGACCGTCTCTTACAAGGCGGTTGAAGTCGTCGCCGCGCCTAAGCCTATCGATCCTATCGCTGAGGATATAAAGGCGGAGCCAAACCCGCCCAACCTCCCCTCTGCCGGCACATATGGCACCTCGGATATTCGCGCCCAGAAACTCGGCCTCTATGCCCTCGCCTTGCGTAAATGGGGGCGCGACTTGGTGACCGCAATCGAAAGCCGCGAACAAGCCCAAGCCAAAATGCGCGAACGCCAACAAGCGGAGCGCGATGCCGCTTTGGCAAAAATCGCCCAGTTGAATAAAGAGGAAAACTAATGCAAGCCTTGACCATGTTGCGCGAGCATATGCTGGTGACCTTAAAAAAGCCCGCCGAAAAACTCATCACATTTGTCGAAAGCGGCACAGTGATAACCGTGCCCGGACCCGCCGACGCCAATAAAGATTTCCAGCTCAATTACCAAGGCGTGATTTACGTTCTCGGCATTAAATATGATGCCCGCTATATTTGTTGGGTTGTCGGCGAATGGATGAACACATATCAGCAAGAACACACGGCGGACGATATCCAGTTTGAAGCTGAAATCCTAAGCCATGATATGGTTGATTTGGAGTTTCGGATTAATTTTACGGAAATCGTCAAGGTGAGCGAAGATGAAAACGGCACCACATTGACATCGTGCTTTGCGGGTCTGGAAGACACGCCTGCCCTAGATGTGACCATAGAATACCACTAAGCATGAAATCCGAATTTGAAGATATTGAAAACTTTCTGGAAGATACGCTCGCCGGGCTAAAACCTGCATCTCGTAAAAAACTCCTCAAAAAACTCGGCATGACCATGCGCAAGGCCAATCAAGAACGGCAAATGCAGCAGGTCAATTTGGACGGCTCTAAATGGGCGGCGCGGAAATCCGGTTCCAAGCGCAAGATGATGAAAAAACTCCGCCTTGCCCGCATGCTGAAAATCACCACAACACAGGAACAGGTACAAGTCGGCTGGAAAGGCCGCGCGGGCAGGATTGCCCGCATCCATCATTTTGGTCTGCGGGGACGCGTGGGCAAGAACGGTGTGCGCGTCAAATACGAAATCCGCGAATTACTCGGACAAGGGCGCGGGGATGCAGACAACCTGAACCAAATCATTGAAAACTGGCTTTTGGAGAAATAAAAACATCAATAAATGCATATTAGCCCTTGCAAAATAGCGCCAATGGTGCTATATAATAGGGGTTAGCGCCACTGGGGCGCGGCTTTATTGAAAGGAAGCAAAATGACAAATACAGAGATGACAATGATAGAGACAACAATGGAACAAAAACAGTTTGAAGCTAAAATCAGCCAAATGCTTGCCGATGCAAAATATAATAGCATTCGCGCATTTTGGCACCCCGTACTCATCGCCGCAACTTTACTCGGTGCAGGCGCGGCACTTGGTAGGTTGTTTTTCTCATGACCCACACGGAATTTAAACAGGCCCGGCATTTGCTGGGCCTCACCCAATCGCAAATGGGTCAGATGTTGTCAGTATCGCCGCAACATATCCGCCGCATGGAAACCAGCCCGACCAATAAAAGCGCGCGTCAGGTAAACGGAACAACCGCCCGCCTGGTTACGGCCTATCTTGATGGATATCGCCCCACGGACTGGCCACAAATATAATATTTATGATTAATATATCAGTGCGTTATCTCGATAACGCACGGAAATCATTTTATAAGTGTGGGTGAAGCGACATAACTAAGCCGTGTTATGAACAACCGCCTGCTCCACAATATAATCGCCATTGGCACACTTGTCGCAATTTCCGATGATGCTAAATTTGCGCAGGTCAAAATAGGCGACATCACAACTGATTTTCGCCCTTTGCCTGCCCTGTACGGCCTGAATTTCACCACCGCGCGGCCTGTCCCGCTAAATGCTCAAGTGGTTGTCAATTGCCCTTCGGGAAATATGGACGCTGCAATCATTATCGGCTATCTCTGGGCGCAAGGGGTCAGCCCATACACCACAGATACCAATATTGACGGCATAAAATTTGCGGACGGGACTTTGGTCGAATATGACAGCGCGGCGCAAAACCTGAAAATAAATTGCGCGGGCGATGTTAATATTACCGCCGCTGGCACATTGACCATGGCGGCGACAAAAATAATCATCGAGGGCGAAGTCGAACAGACGGGCGGCGATATGACCTCGGACGGCATTTCCGCGCAAAATCATAAGCACGAAGAAACCAGCATCATTACCAAGGTGCCGCAATGAGTTATTACGGCGGTAAAAATGTGAGCGGCATGTGCGCAAAAACAGGTAAGCTGATTTCCGGCCTAGACCATGTCCGCCAAAGCCTAGATCGGATTGTGCTGACACGTATCGGTACACGGGTGCAACGCCGGACATTTGGCAGTGATTTGTTTGCAATTGTATCTGCGCCTGGCAATGAAGCCACACGGCTTAAAACCGTGTCCATTCTAGCCCGCGCCATTCTGAAATGGGAGCCACGGGTCAAGCTGTCCCATATTACGTTCGCTCTTAACAGTGCCGGCCAAAGCATTATTGAAATTGTCTGCAGCTATGCTGGTCAGAACATAAATCATGATGTGATAATTACGGGGTCTGCATCATGAGCGCGTTCCCGTTTTCAAAATTAGATTTGCAAAAACTCGGTGCGCCGACCGCCATTGACGAGATTGCCTTCGATGCAATCTTGCTGGAAATCACCGATAAATTCAAAGCTGATAATCCGGATTTGTCCGCTGCCTTAGATTTTGAAAGCGATCCGATCACCGCCTTGCTGCAAGCCTGGGCATACCGTGAATATTTATTTCGGGCATATATCAACAACTCCCTGAAAGCTGGAATGTTGGCTTTCTCAACTGGTACCAATCTCGACCATTTGGCGGCACTTGTGCCCTTGCAAAGACTGGACGGCGAAACCGACGATGATTTTCGCCAGCGTATCCAGTTGGCACCGGAAGGGTTTTCAACGGCGGGGCCTGTCGGCGCTTATGAATTTCACGCCCGAAGTGTGTCGGGTACAATCCATGATATTTATGTGGAGACCCCGACGCCGGGTGTGGTTCATGTCTATGTCATGGAAGATATTGCCGCTGCGCCTATTTCTACGGAATTGATACAGGACGTGGGCGCAACCCTCAATCAAGACGAAATCCGCCCGCTGACGGATCAGGTACAAGCACTGCCTGCCGAGCTGATTGATTATAACATAACGGCAGATTTAACTTTTGGTGCAGGTCAAGACGGCGCGGCACTTTTACTAAGCGCCGAAGCCAGCTTACGCACTTACACACAATCCCGCCGTAAATTCGGCCAAGATATATCCCGCTCCGGCCTGATTGCTGCCCTGCATGTTGGCGGTGTTGAGAATGTAGATTTGACCGCGCCCGCGACAGATGTGACGCTGACCCCAACACAAGTCGCGCTCGCTGGCACACTCACGATTACGGAGGCGGTAAATGCTTAATACAATCCTCCCCGCAAGTTCCAGTGATTTAGAAAAGGCTTTCGATAAAAACAATGCCGCCCGTTTTGACCACGACCTGCCCATAGATAAATTATGGTCAGCCGAAACCTGTCCCGAGCAATTTCTACCATTCCTCGCCTGGTCCCTAAGTGTTGATAATTGGGATTCAAACTGGCCGGACAGCGTCAAGCGGCAAGTCATCACCAGTGCGGCCTATGTACACAGGTTTAAAGGCACTGTGGCAGGTATGAAAGCGGTGCTGGCCGCGTTTGACCTCGGCATACAAATATCCGAGTGGTTTGAATATGGCGGCGACCCGTATTTTTTCCGGATTGACGTTGAGTTGACCAGTCGGGCGCACTCTGATGCGGAAATTAACAATATCATCCAAGCTATTGAGACGACTAAGAATGCCCGCTCCCATCTTGAACGCCTGCGAGTGTTTTTGACCAGCACCGCGACCCCCATGGTTGGTGTCAGCACAGTTTCTGGGCTGGATATTTCAATTGAACCCTGGATTCCGATCGTCCCTGAAACTGTAGCAAATCTGAACGCAGGGCTGAGTGTGCAAATGTCCTATATTATAGAATTGGAGGCGGCGTAATGTCACAATATGGTGGTATGTTAACAAACATTGGACTGGCGGCATACGCTAATGCCCAATTGACGGGCGAAGTCATCGCCCTGACCCATATTGCGGTTGGTGATGGTGCCAACCCGCCCGTACAAAGTGCGACAGCTTTGCAAAATGAAGTCTGGCGGGCAGCAACAACGCGGATTGGCGTTTCGGCAACTGATAACAATGTGCTTGAAATTGATACGGTTTTGCCTGCCGTCGACGGAGGCTTCACGCTACGCGAGATCGGTGTATTTGATGCGGACGGCAATCTGTTTGCGATTGGCAATGTCCCGGAAAGTTACATTCCATCCGTTGCCGAAGGATCAGCGATAGAAGTGCATTTACGCTTAAAAGTCGTTGTGGGGAATACGGCACAAATATCCTTAACCGTTGACCCTGGCATTATAATGGCCACCCGCGCCTATGCCCAAGATTTAAACAATGTAGCGCTGATCCGTGCCGCCCAAGCCCGCATGGCGGCACTCACCGAACAACAATATCGTTTGAATACACAATATTTCACATAGGAGATGAACATGACTATAGCCGATGACATACAAACATTAAGTCAAGACATAGCAGATTTTGCATCGGCACAAGGCCAAGCAATAACAGATTTGAATAATGCCAAACTTGCTGCCTATGCAGCGGCGGCTGAAATTAACGCGACTACGCGCGCGCGCAGTATTTATGCCGCCACCTATGGTGACGACGCTAACCCTGGCACATTGGCGGCCCCTGTGCGGACCGCACAGCGGATTACCGAGTTATATCAGGCGCGGGGCACACTGATCATCAATTTTCTAACAGATTTCGTTTGGGACTATTATATGCCCCAGCACAATGATTTACCTGACTATGTCAAGCTCTATGGGCGCGATGATCAAAATGCCTATGTTAACCGAACATTGACCTTTGTAGATTCGGTTAATTCAGCCACAAATAGCGGGAGTTTCAGAGGTGGTAAAGCCACTAAATACGCACTCTACGGCTTGGATGTAGTTTTAAATACATCCAAAAATAATGCAGCGTTTGAGAATTCAGCTCTGGGAATTTATGATTTATCTAACGGCACTATCAGCCGCAATCCGGCATCTACAGGGTCGGCGTTGTTATTCTTACGCCCATTCCGGGCTGGCATTATTTGTGGCCATGCCAATTTTATAATTGACCCAACCGCAGCCGGATATGTCTTCCCCGGCATTGCTGCGGGAGCCGATCCCAATACCGACAACCTCATCGTTTCAACATTCACTTCAGCTTAGGAGTCCAAAATGGCAAATCCACAGGAAGATTTACCGCCAACTGTCGAAGGCAAATTGACCATCATTTTGAATGGTCAGCGTATTGATAATTTAACTGAAGACGGCATTCGCACTATGGCTTTCTTTGAAGGGCGAGACCGCGAAGCTTTGGTTGCCGAGGCTTTGGCGCGCAAGGCAAAACAAGACGCTGTAAATATCATCCGCCCAAAAATCAGAGACAGGGTCGGCGATACGGCCAGCTTACTGGGCACTACGGCTGATGCTGCACAATTATCTGTGGCCTTTGCTTTGGCCGATATTGTTGCCATGGAGACCACGACCACATTTGCGGCCTATAAAACCGCCAAAATGACCTTGCTCGGCGCACTTGCGGGCGTTGATCATGTCACGGGCAATCCGGTCGACGTACCGACATTGGCACAAGACTTAATCACTAAAATCCAGTCCGGTGAAATCAAACTGACGGCATCCCTTAAGGGTCTGGTTCCGGCACTCGAAGAAATCATGGGACGGTCAACGGGTGTTGCCGATATTATGATCGAAGCCTTAGGCGGCGGTGCCGCCTAATGTCAAACTTTTCCACATTCAACGCCTTTACCCGTGCGATTGAAACCCGCACGGACTATATGCTTGGGGAAAAACTGGTATGGGACATCGGTGCTAAAGGATCGGGCTGGCCATTGATTATAACTACAGGTTTTAGGTTTAACATCTCTGTACCGCGCCTATTGGAGTGGCTCTTAAGCCCTCATAACCGCCGGATTTTGCCAGCCGCTGCCATTCATGACGTATTGCTTAACCGAGGTCATGACAAAGCCTTTGCCTCTTCAGAATTTCGCCGTGCCTGTATTGCACGCGGCGTCCACCCGGCATTTGCCTGGGTCTTATTTTTTGCAACACTCATCAAAACCCAATTTTTATAGGAGACTATTATGGCACTTTACCACCACGGCGTCCGCGTCATAGAAATCAACGAGGGCACACGCCCCATCCGGACTATTTCCACAGCCGTTATCGGGCTTGTGGCCACATCTAGCGATGCGGATGCGACGTTTTTCCCGGCCAATGACATCACACTGGTTACTGATATCGACCTTGCGATTACCAAGGCCGGCACGGACGGCACATTACTGGCGGCGCTTACTGCGATTTCCCTGCAGTGCAAACCGATAGTGATTGTCTCTCTGGTCGCTGAGGGCGTAGACGCCGCCGCCACAGAAGCCAATGTTATCGGCAGCCAAATCAATGGCCGCTATACGGGTATCAAGGCTTTCGCGGCCGCTAAAGGCAGATTCGGATTTGCCCCGCGCATTCTCGGCGCACCAGGCTTGGAAAATGCGGGCGTTATTACCGAGCTGGTTGCAAGCGCGCAAACCCTGCGCGCCTTTACCTACGCCCAGGCACCAACCAACACCAAAGAAGATGCCACCACATTCCGCGACACATATGGTGCGCGGGAATTGATGCTGGTCTGGCCGGACGGGATGAGCGGCGCAGATAGCCTGCCCACCGCCGCCTATGCAATGGCTATGCGGGCTAAGATTGACGCCGACATTGGGTGGCACAAAACCCTATCCAATGTCGCGGTCAACGGCATTACGGGATTAACCCATGATGTCACATGGGATTTACAAAATCCCAATACAGATGCGGGCTATCTTAACGCCCAAGAGGTCACAACCATTATCCGCGAAAACGGCTATCGGTTCTGGGGTGACCGCACCTGTTCCGCCGATCCGCTCTTTGCCTTTGAAAACTATACCCGCTCGGCGCAAATCATCGCCGACACGATTGCCGAAGCCCATATGTACGCGGTTAGTAAAGGCATCACCAAAACAACGGCGCGGGATATTGTCGAAAGCGTCAACCGTAAATTCCGCGCATGGGTATCCGAGGGCTATTTGCTGGGCGGCGAATGCTGGATTGATAAAGACGCCAACGGTATCGACATTATCAAGGACGGCAAATTGGTGATTGATTACGATTTCACCCCCATCCCGCCCCTCGAAGATTTGACCTTCCAGCAGCGCATCACCGATAAATATATTGCTGATTTGGTATCAGTAATCGCAAATTAAAATAGGAGATTATCATGTTACCCAAAACACCAAAAGTATTTAACTTGTTTCTGGACGGCGATAGCTGGGCCGGCAAAGTATCCGAAGTCACCTTGCCAAAGCTAACCCGCAAAACCGAAGACTACCGGGGCGGCGGTATGGCGGCACCTGTTGAAATTGACCTCGGCTATGAAAAGCTGGAGTTTGAATTCACCCTGCAAGAATACACCGCCGATATTATCAAAAAATGGGGCGAGTGCAGCGCGGACGGCGTCCCCATGCGCTTACTGGCCGGTGCCAAGCGCGACGGTGGTGATTGCGCCGTAGATAACATTGAAATCATCGTTCGGGGTCGCCCGCGCGAACTGGACTTCGGCAATATGAAGCCGGGTGATTTGTCCGGCCTTAAGGTTCCGTTCGCCTGCTCATATTTCAAATATGTCCTGAACGGCGAAACCCTGGTCGAACTTGACCCTGTCAATATGGTCGAAAAAATCGGCGGTGTCGACCGCTATGAGAAACTCCGCGAAGCCATAGGCGTTTAGCATACGGCCTTAACAATACATCGAGGGCGCGGCCTGCGCCCTCGATAATCCAACCAAACTCCAAAGGATAGAAACCAAAAGGATAGAAAAATGAAAAAAATTACACTGCATAAGCCAATCGAAAACGGCGATAAAAAGATAACATCCGTGACAATGCGCAAACCAAGTGCTGGCGAAATGCGCGGATTATCACTGGCAGAAGTCGGCATGTTGGATGTTGATACTTTAATCACTCTGATCCCGCGCATCACCACACCGTCAATCAGCGAGGTCCAGGCGGAGGGATTGCCATTTGAGGACATTATGGCACTTGGCAAGGCTTTGGTCGCTGACTTCGGCGCATCGGGAAACGGCGATACCCCCAAACCATAGAGCAGGGATGGGTGGATATTAACATGGTTCTGGGCGGCTCTTGGCCGCCCTCCGAACTTAACACTATGCCATTTGATGAATATTTGACTTGGTACAATCTAGCTTATGAGCGCCATCAGGCGCAGGAAAAAGCCAATAGTGAGGCGTGATGAGTCAACGTAAAGATTTCAAATATAGTATGGGCTTTAAGGGTGTTGACAAATTGTCATCACCTCTGGGTAAAATCCAAAAATCTATTGGTGTCACCAGTAAAGAACTGCGCGACTTACGCAAATTAGAAAAGCAATTTGGGCAATTCAAAACCCTTCGCAAAAACAGTGCTGGCACCACAGCAGCCTTGAAAAAAGCCAAAAACGAAACTGCGGCGCTTGGAAAAACCCTCTCTAAAATTGATAAGCCAACGAAAAAAATGACGGCGGCGTTCAAGAAAGCGCAAAAAGCCACCCATGCATTGAAGCTGAAGCAATCTAAGGAAATCGCGGCTTTGGCGAAATTGGGGAAAACCCTGAATGCTGCTGGTTATAGAACCCTAGATTTCGCCACATCACAGCGGAAGCTGAAATCTGACATTTTGCGCTCTAACACTGCCTTGGACAAACAAAGGCGAGCGCTCAAAAAAACCGCTGCTGAATACCGCAAGCAAAAAGCCGCACAGGCGCAATACCAAAGGTCTCTGCAGACCGCGTCCAATTTAGGCATTGTCGGCGCGTCTGGGGTTGCTGTAGGTACGAGGACTTTGCGCGGGACATTTGGGCTTGTAGAAAGCATCCGTCCATTGGAAAAAGCCATAGGTGAACTGCAGTCCTTGGGTGTCAAGAATTTACAAATTTACAGAAATGCGGCGGTACAGATAGACGACCAGCTAGCCTACACCACTGCGGATAGCTTTGTGCGTTCGGCCTATGACATTCGGTCAGGTATCAGTGCTCTGTCGGACGAGGGTGTGGCCGCAATCACAGGTATGGCGCTTGTCACCGCGCGGGCAACAAAATCTACAGGCGAAGAAATGACATCCTTGACGGCCAGCGCCTACGGGATTTTCAAAAACCAATACAAAGATTTATCAGATGTTGAATGGGGTGAGCAATTTACGGCGGGACTAGCCGCCAGCGTCAAAGCCTATAAAACCAATGGTGCGGCCATGCAGCGTGCAATACAGGCAGCCAAAGGCGGTGCGGCGACCCTAGGCATGGGCATGGCAGAGGAAATGGCAATTCTCGGCACATTGCAGGCCAGTATGAAGGGTGCGGAGGCGGGGACGGCTCTTAAATCCTATGCAGCTAATGCGGCCAAAGCGCATATGGCGTTCAAACAAGACGGGGTTAATATCAACATCCTGGATAGTGAGGGCATGATGCGCGACACGCGTTTGGTTTTGAAAGACATTCGCGCACAATATGGTGATCTAGATGCATTCGAAATGCTAGCCATAAAAAAAGCTTTCGGGACTGACGAAGCTGTCAATTTGATAAATGCGCTTATGGAAAACCAAACCAGTTATAGCGTAGGTTTCAAACAAATCACGGCCGGCATGAAACAGGGTAATGCCTATATCAATGAAATGGCCCGGTTGATGGACAGTAATGCAGACGCCGAAATTCAGCAATCTATGGAAGATTGGGCGGCCATGAAGCGTGACCTTGGATACGCTCTCTTGCCAATCTTTCAAGATATGATTCCAGTTCTTAAATCTGTCACAGGCTGGATAAGTCGGTTCTCTAAAAACCATAAAACCTTGGTTGGCGTGCTGGGCTTGGCCGTGGTCGCATTTGGACTATTAGCAACGGTCATGGGTGCTTTGACCTTGGCAATGGCGTCTATGATTGGGCCATTTGCAGTGTTGAAATTCGCCAAAGCCTCCATGATTTTCAAAACGGGTTTGCTTTCTAAGGCTATGCGAGGGCTGGGCTTTGCGTTCAAATGGGTGGCGCGAACCGCCTTGCCTGTCCTGATCGCGGGGATGAAAGTTCTTGCACGAGTGTTTTTGCTCAATCCGATCGGTCTGGCTATCACCGCCATAGCTACTGGTGCATTTCTTATTATCAAATATTGGAAGCCTATCAGTGGTTGGTTTGGGCGCATGTTCAAAAAATTGAAAACCGTGTTCGCTTTCACCCCGCTTGGCCTGCTGATGCGCGGTTTGGGCAAAGCGTTCAAATGGCTTGCTGGCATCATCAAAACACCCGCCACTACCGCTAAAAAAACATGGTCGCTATTAAAAACCATCTTCGCCTGGTCCCCGGCAGGGCTATTGATGCGCGGCCTTGGTGCGGGGTTTAAATGGTTGCGAAAACAAATAAAATCTCCCGGCACGGTGGCACAGAAAACATGGTCGCTATTAAAAACCACCTTCGCCTGGTCTCCTATGGGTCTCCTGAATAAAGGCTGGAAGAAAATGCCAGACGAATTCAAGGCTATTTTCGAAGCTATAAAAAACATCGCAATTATTGCCATGCAACACGTCACCAACACCATGTTGCCACCCCTGAAAATGTTCCGGAATTTCCGCAGGGCTGTGGGCGGGAAAAACTCCGCAATTAACCGCAAACAATTCAAACGCGGTGGATCGGCACTCAAGTCTGGCTTGGGCATTGGTGTCTTGGCCGCCGCGACGCCCGCCCTTGCCACGCCCGCCTTTGCCGCCCAACCACCCTTGCCGCCCTTTACCCAAGCTGCGCAGGCGGCCAATGCCAGCCAAACAACCCAGCACAATAAATTTATCATCAATGCCGCGCCCGGCACGGACGCGGAAGCCCTTGCCCGTTTAGTCGCCGACAAAGTCGCCGACCTAGACCGTCAAAAAGCCCGCAAGTCCCAAGGCGTTTTACAGGATTTTGAGGATTAGGCATGTTGATGCAATTAGGTGATTTTATTTTTGAGCTCAACACGCTGGCGCCCGACACACTCAGCAAGACCGTGACGGCGACTTGGCCGAAACAGGCGCGGTATGGTGGCCGGCCAGCAGCGCAGTTCACGGGGATAAGCGGCGAGACCGTCAATATCTCCGGTGTGATATATCCGTTTTCCGGCATTACCGGCACGACCAAAGATTTAGGCATTTTAGGCGATATGGTGACCAGCGGCGAAGATTATATCTTGGTGGCTGCAGACGGGTATATCAAAGGCATGTTTGCCGTTTTATCGATCGCGGAAACCCATACATATTTGGACAAGGCGGGCAGCGCCCAGAAAATCACATTCACCATCAATCTTGAGCGCACAGATGATGACCGGATTGACCCCCTGCTTATTGACATTATCCCATGACCGCCAGTTTCAAACTCACCCACAACGGCAATGACATTACCGACAATATCAGCCCACATTTATTGTCCCTCGATCTAACCGATGAGCGCGGCATTCAATCGGACAATCTTAGTATCACTCTCGAAGACGTGGCCGGCAATTTGGCTTTGCCCAAAACGGGCAGCGAGATTAAGCTTTGGCTGGGCTATAAAGACACCGGACTGGTCTATAAAGGTCTATTTGTCATTGACGAAATAGAAACCGCTGGCCCGCCCGACATGCAGTCGATTAAATGTCATGCTGCAGATTTTACTGCGGGCATTCAGGTACGCAAAGAAAAATCCTATACCAATACCAGTGTGGTGGCTTTGGTCACTTTTCTAGCGGGTGAACACAATTTGCAGGTCAGTATTTCGGATAAATTCAACAATCAAGCCATCACCCATTTGAACCAAACCAATGAAAGCGATATGAATTTGCTAACCCGACTAGCCAAACAAGTCGGCGCTTATTTCGCCGTCAAAAACAACACTATGATTTTCGCAGAGCAAGCCATCAGCAAATCCGCCAGCGGCAAAGCCCTGCCTGTGTTTAACCTGGACCGCGCAGAGACCAGCGATTTTCGCGCCACCGAGCGCTCACGGGAAAACAAATTCACAGGCACCAAAGCATTTTGGTACGATATTCCCGGCGCAGAGAAGAATTGGGTCAGTGCAGGCGATCAAACCTTGGTCAAAGCCCTGCCTGGTGCCTATTCTGATGCCGCCACGGCGCAAAATGCCTGCCAAGCCGAATTAGGGCGACTACAGCGCGGCGCATTCACTATGAGCATCACCTTATCGCGCGGCGCACCCGCCCTGATCCCCGAAACCCCCGTCAAACTCTCCGGCTTCAAAGACAATCTCAACGCAGGCAAATGGGTTGCCCTCACCGTCAACCATACATTGGGTGCGCAGGGCTTGGGGACTGTGGTGGATTTGGAACGGGTGGAGGGTGGGGTGGATTAGTCTATAAGTATTTCGCCTGTATCAAGACTATGTAGGCTTTGTATGCGATCAACACGGAAAGTGCGGAACGCTCGTTTTTTCATACAAATAGCTGTCAGATATTGCCGTTCGTTTTTATTCTCTAGTCCACGGAAAATAATATCTCGATGTGATTTTTTGCCGTTTGCGTCCTTATATACCATTTCATATTCTCCACCATCATCAAGGTCAAAAACATCCAAATTTGGTGTATCATCCGGCAATGCCATTTTTTTGGTTTTGCGAGTGTCTGCATAATCTTCTTCGTATTCCTCGCAAAACTCCGTTAACAATGTAAATATCTCAAACTCTTCCTCTGCGTCAAAAACATCGTCCAATAATGCGATAAGAATTGCTGTGGATATTAAAATAGTCCGATGATCCCCATCCCCTGCTGGATTCTCTTCAAACCAGTATTCTAATTGTCGTGCCTCACTCTCATCAACTTCATGATCTTCCAAAATATCTTGCGCAAGCTCGTAAAAATCTTCAAGCTGTTCAGATGTGAGTTTTGTGGGTGTGGATTTTTTACTGGGCTTTATGGACGATATTTTTAATTTTTTCTTCCGTTTTTGCTCTTCCGCTTTTTTATTTTCTTCTTCAATCCATTTGGAAAACCGAGTGCGATCTGATTTTGGTAAAATAAAAAACCCAGCCACACCCCATGCCAGAGCCATAAATATGTTGAGCACTAATAATGACCCGGCGCAGAGAAAAAATAATAATCCAGCTACTATTCGCCTAAATATCAGGTTCATGGCTTTATCCAATCTATCGGGCTGACGCTTTCCACTTCTTCATTCATCATCGGTGGGGCGTTGGTTGAGGTTAGGGTGAACCGTCCGGGCAGTGTGCCGGGCGTGAGGATTTTTATGGCTTTGCGGCCATCGGCCAGATGGCAAATCACCAGTTCGTGCAGATAATCAATGATATTTTTCTGGCGTTTTGAATAATATATCAACGCGCCGTCGCGAGGAAACGGGTACAGGCTATCGCCGTTGACCCGCACCGCCACCGTTCCCTTGGCGGCATTGAACGGCGCAGGCACATCTTCAAGCCCCGCCCCTTGGGCATGATCGTCAATCGGGTGAATATGCCCACCCGCACCAATATCCCCAACCAGCGGGATGGTGCGGACGGCGGCGGCGGCGGGCGGATCGTCCCAGTCTTCTTGCGCCTGCTCGCCGAATTCTAGTTCTATAATTCCTATGTCCAAAGCCTTCGCCAGTATCGCCATTGTTTTGCGTGGAGGGTGGCTATTCCCGCGTTCCCACTCTGAAATAGTGGTTTGTTTTGACCCTATCTCTATGGCCAAGCGACCTTGGCTCCATTTTTTTTCTCGCCTTTTTGCGGCTATTCTCTGGCCTAAAGTCATGATTTCACCCTAAATACCATATTATTTGGTATTGCCCCTTGACTATACCAAGTTTTTTGGTATTTAACGACTATGGATAGTTCAATAAACATAGTAGACCACTTGGTTAATACGTTTTTCAACAGAAATATTGGTGTTTTTGCCGCATGGGTTTGCAGACCACAACAAACGGTCAGTTATTGGCGCGTAAACAATTCTATCCCAGCCTATGTTGAACGACACATTTTGGCTAAATCTGACAAAGATGGTCTTAATATCTCGCCAGTTGATTTTTTCCCCGAACGCTTGCCACAGTACAGAGCCGCTGAGTGTACGGCGGAGGCGGGGCAATGAATTTCCGTTTGGCACAATTTTTATCGCAGAGTAGAGCAGCATGGTTAGCTCGTCTGGCTCATAACCAGAAGGTCGCCGGTTCAAATCCGGCCTCTGCAACCAGTTGGGCGTCCCCTTGCGGGGCAACCAGTTGGCCGTCCCCTTGCGGGGCAACCAAATACGCGCGGCGGGCTGCCCTTCTGACGCGCGGCGGGGGGCGGGGTTTGCTTGTTTCATTTGTTGGGGGACTCCGACATTTGATATTTGGTTGTTTGAACATCTTCCAAATAGCAAATCCCGCCGCTTTTTTAAAGGGGTATTATACCCCGGCATTACCCGCCTTAAATTTGGCAAATACAATCAAATCTGTGCCTTCGCTCTGGCCAATCGGCCCACATTCAGAAATGGCACTCGACCGGAGGAAGCGAATAGACCGGAAGCCCGTGCTTGAGGCGGTGATCAGTGAGGCGTTGGGAGGCGTCATATCTGTAAATCTCAAGATAGAGGTTAGTCCACCGGGTGTGCCTGGACTGGTTAACCGCTACCTCCCAGTTTTTTCCCATAGACGCCCTCGGCACACCTCCCGTGTTATCCGAGGCCGTCTGCGCCTGTTCATGGATGCTCTGAACAGGTTGGTCGGAGCGGTGCTCACACACTGCTCCGGTTTTATTTTGGAGCGAACGCTATGAGACATTATGCCATTCGCCATAAAACCACGGGTAAATATCTTGCTTATGTCAATCAGAATGATGCAGCCCGCAGAAAACTAGAATATATGTTGCAGCCTAAACTTTGGGCGACGCGGTACGGGATTATTAGCAATCTAATTAACCTCAATACGATAGACGTTGCGCTTGAAAATTACGAGATTGTCACCTTTGATGTGGTGATTACCCGTGCCGAACAGCCAGCCGTGAATGCCCGTTCATTTTTTGATAATGTCGCAGGTGACCAGCATGGATAAGCCCACCCTCCAAGTTTTCCTCGCTGCTTTGACGGCGCAGTTAATTGCCAAATGCGGCGGGCAGGTCTCGGCGGCTTTGGAATGCGATATTAGCCAGAGCCAGTTGCAACGCGCCGCCGACCCAAACCATAGCTATAGTTTGAAAGCTTCGACCATATACCATCTTGAGCAAGCCTGCGGGGAAGCTATCATATCCCGCGAACTGCACGATATCAGCCTATATGCGGGTCATGAACAGCACAAACACCCAATCCTGCTCGGGATTGATTTGGCCGACCAAGCCACAGATTTAACCGTCGCCATTGTTGGCGTCTGGCGCGACGGCAAACTTACAATCAATGAGCACAAATTATTGACCACCAAATATGCCGATATTCGCAGCCAATTGGCGCGCCTGATCAGCGCAAACCCTATCATGAACACACCGTGGAGCCGTCAACGTGAACACTAAAACACAATATGCCATGCCTGGTGGACGCAAGACGTTCAAACAACGCAGTGCCGAAAAGCTAATTGCCATTGGCAAGGCCTTGCTGGGGCGGGATAGCCTAAGCCCCTATTGGCAAAAACCAACCGCCGGACAAGTCGCGGTCATGAGCGCCATTCGCGATATAGAACCCGTAGAATATGCGGGATGTTGGGACGGCATCATTTTTACTTTGGGCGGCACGAGCGGTCAATTTAACATGTTAAAAACCGATGCAGAAATGATGATTGCTTGCGGCCACATAACCGCCGACGGCAAATTGACGGCGCAGGCACAAGCCTATCTCTCAGATGTTGACGGCTTTGTCACCCCAATCGCGGCGGTGATATAATGACCGCACCTGTAAACAAAACCCCATCTGCCAAGAAAAAAAGTACGTTCAAATGTCCGGATTGCGGATCCGCCTGTCGTGTGACCAATAGTAAGATTTTCGGCAATACCTATAAAGAATTCAACGCCAGCTGCACCAGCGATAAATGCGGAGGCCGCTATGTTTTTGGCAGCGAGCCTGTGCGGATTTTAACGCCGAGCCAAACCCCAAACCCGATGATCGATTTACCCATGCATGACCATTCTGGTCAAAACCAAAACCCTAAAGAGGTATAATTATGCTCAAACCACATTTGGACAATTCCGGCAATATCGCCGCCGATATTTTGGCGAATATGAACACGGTCGGGCAAGACAGCCGCGACCAAACCTTGACGCGGGTCGTGGCGCGGCTGGTCAATGACCACAATTTCAGTATGGAAGATGCCCGCGACGCGGCGGCCAAGGCCGTGGCCGACACCGACTCGCGCGGCATTGACGGCTATCTAGATTTAGACGCAAGCACCAGCACAGCTTTGTTTGTCAAAATTGACGGCACGACCCGCGTCTTGTCCCTCGCCCAAATCATTTCGTTTTTTGAGTAGGGTGCGGTGTGCAGGGTGTTGTTCAGGATTGTCGGCAATGCACAACGCCCCACCAATATGACCGTCACTGCATCATATGCACGGCGACCCTGATTTTAACAATGCCCAAGGCGGCACGGCGCGACCAGATTGATTACGCTGCCTTACAATTCGAACACAAAACCGAGGATTTAGAACAGGAGATAATCAGACAATTTCGCAACAAACGCGCCGCCGCCAAAGCGGCCTAAACACAAAAACCAACACCGGAGGATATTATGGTTTTTCTAACACTGGCGGTTTTCGCCGTCTATTTATGCATAGCGATTGTTGTTGGACTTCACAGTCTGACCAAAAACAACAATCCAGATGCCCCCGTTTTCCAACTCATTTTTGCAATCGCAAACGGCCTGTCATGGCCGTTGATACTGCGCGGTAGAAAGCAGGCCTAAAATGGATATGCAAACACATGTAATTACACCGCGCGACGGCGACACCGTCGAAAAACTCCACGCCAAAATCAAAACCCTGGAGACCACGGTCGACGATTTACAGGCACAGGCTAAGGCGGGCGGACAGCTAAAACGCGGCGGGGTTTTACCGCTGGATGATGAACCGTTTTTTGTTCTGGTCGCCCGCGACCCGTTCGCCCCAATCCTTGTAGAAGCATGGGCATTTCTGCGCATGGGCAAGTTCACCGAAGCCCAGCACGTCTTAAACCGTCTGTTAAATCCCACCCTGGTCATTGACCCGCAAACATCCGACGACCCCCAAATCATAAGCGCCTTTCACATTGGCAGCCGCATGACCGACTGGTTCAAATCTAAGATTTTGAAAGGAGCGGGACAATGAGTAAATCCGTAGCCGTGAAAATATCGGCAGGCATGCGTGACCTCGCTTTGGACACCGAGAAAAGATTGAAAGCCCTGTCTGGCCGCGATGATTGTCGCTTCATCACCTTGGTCGCCGACAATACAGGCCAAGTGCATTATGTCTCTAATCTTGAGCGCACAGAAAGTGCGGGCTTGCTTTATTCTCTCTTGGTTGGCTGGGCAAACCGTGATGACCATGTCGCCGCCCATGTCCGCGATATGGTCAAGAAAGCGGGGGCAAAATGATGGCACATATAGTCTTAATCATCGTCACCGTCGTCATAGTGTGCATTGCTCTATTGATGATACCCGATTGGGTTTTTGGCTGGGCATCTGACGAAGCCGATATGGGCGGCGCAGATTGTTCCGACACCCAAGCGCCAACATTCTACGAAGCCAATGACCCTTATCAAGGCGATAAGCCGTGACCCTATCCCTATTCCCGTCCGCGCAAATCCCGCGCCATAAATATATCACCCGTATGCATGTTATGGATGCGGGCAGTGGCTTGATTGAATTTGAATGCGGCAAATGCGCATACAATACGGGCATGATCAAGGACATCCACACCGTGACCGAAAACAAACGCGGGCTACCTTGCCCCATCTGCAATGGGAAAGGTGATTAACCATGCCGCCATCTGTCCGCAATTCAGGCACCAGATTGATATGTCCAAAATGTGGGCATGCGCTGAATATCGTCGTGCGGGTGCCCGGCAAGGTTAAATGTTGTTTTATCCACCCCCACACCGAATTAAAACGCCAACAAGTATTTGCGCCACGGCGTCTTGGGCAACATAGGCTCGGCAAACTAAAATCCGATATGAAATTAAGCGTACAGGCGCTCGACACGCTCTTTGTTGACCAAGATGACTTTGTCACCTTGGCGCAGAACATTGCCCAACGTCTAATCACGTCCGGCAAAACCTTGCAAGAACTGGCCAATATCCCGCGTGAGGAGGATGACAACAATGAATTTTGATTTGAATGTGGAAGCCATGTCGCGGGACGAGTTAATTACAGCTTATTATGATGTTGTTGATAGGTTTGAACAGGTGTTTGGCATTGAAATGGCAGAATTGCAGACGGCCATTGACTTTCTACGCGCCAATGATGCGGGGCTTAAATATTCTCGAACCGGTAGTGCTAAAACCTTGTGTCTCTTGAAAACAGGTCGGATTATCAGCCGCCGTGCAATCATTGCGGCAACGGCCATGAACAAAGCACCAGAAGACTGCATCACCGTGCGCGGCGGCATGGCAAGCGTTTATATTTGCTATTTGCGGAAAATCCTCACCCCCCTGGGCGTCAAAATCATCACAATTAATGGCCTCGGTTACCAAATCCAACCTCAGTCCTTAAAAGTTTTATCCGCAGCCCTCGCCGCCACCACAATACGCCAATGAGCCGTATAATGGGGATCATAGTCGACAATTTCGCGGGTGGTGGCGGCGCGTCTACCGCCATGGAGCAAGCCCTTGGGCGGCATGTTGATATTGCTATCAATCACGACAAAGACGCTATCGCCATGCACAAAGCCAACCATCCCAAAACCAAACATTATTGCGAAAGCGTTTGGGATGTAGACCCGTCCGAAGCCTGTGCAGGCCGCTCTGTTGATGTGGCTTGGTTCTCACCAGACTGCAAACATTTCAGCCGCGCGGCGGGCGGAAAACCCAAAGACCAGAACATTCGCGGCCTTGCATGGGTTGTCCTCACATGGGCTAAACTTCCAGTTTGGCAACGCCCTAAAATTATATTTTTGGAAAATGTTGGAGAGTTCAAGGACTGGCAACCCGTCACCAAAAAAGGTGCGATTGATAAACGCTATGCCAAAGGCCACACATTCAGGGAATGGGAAAACCAATTACGGGCGCTCGGCTATAAGACCGAATGTCAAATGCTCCGCGCGGATAAATACGGTGCGCCGACCATCCGAAATCGCCTGTTTTTTGTAGCGCGGTGCGACGGCCTGCCAATCGTCTGGCCGGAGCCAACCCACGGGGATCCAAATGCAGACGGGTTTGGCGCGTCTAATCTGAAACCATGGCGGGCGGCCCATAGCATTATTGACTGGAGCATACCATGCCCGTCCATTTTTGAGCGCAAAAAACCACTGGCCGAGAATACAATGCGGCGGATTGCGGCGGGGCTAAAGAAATTCGTGATTGATAATCCAGAACCTTTCATCATCAAGGTCAATCACGCATATCCCCAATTCAGAGGCCAAAGCCTGCACGACCCACTCCAGACTGTAACTCGCAAAAACGGATTTGCCCTGGCCACACCAATTATCGATGCACAATTTGGTGCAAGTACAGGCCGCGATGTGCAAGAGCCCGTTGGTAGTATTACCGCAGGTGGCCAAGGTAAACAGGCGGTAGTAGCGCCGATAATTGACCGTCAATTTGGCACAGCCACAGGCGATACTAACCAAAATGACATCACCCGACCGCTCGGCGCGGTGACCGCAGGCGGCGCGGGCGGTAAGAATGCTCTGATTGCACCCCAAATTGTCGTTATGGGATACGGCGATAAAAAGGGGCAAAACCCTAGGCTTCGTTCTTTGCACGACCCACTGCACACCATAACGGCGGGCGGTAAAAAAGCGGCCATTGCCGCTGCCTTTATAGCCCAACACAACACAGGCGTGGTTGGCAGGGACGCCACGGCCCCATTATCATCCGTAACCGCCACAGGCAGCCAGCAACAGCCCGTAACGGTGACATTCGGCGCAGACCACAGCGAAGATGTCAGCGCGTTTTTGCTGAAATATTACGGCAATGAAAAATCTGGTTGCGACATCGAGCACCCGTTGCATACCGTGACTTCCAAAGATAGATTTGGCCTGATTATGGTCAAAGGCCAGCAATACCGCATCGTTGATATTGGTATGCGGATGCTATCTTCCCGCGAATTATTCAACGCCCAGGGCTTCCCGCCATATTATGATATTATGGACGGTGAACTGACAAAAACGGCACAAGTTGCCAAGGCTGGCAATGCGGTCTCTCCGCCGCCAGCCATTGCCCTCATCCGGGCTAATTCTGCACCTTATATGGCAGGGAGGTTGGCGGCATGAGCACACCAGAACATAGTAATCGGGCATTTCCTACGGTAAAAACCGCTTGGCGGCAGGGTGACAGCACCCCGCCGCCGCGTGGTTTCACCACAGGGGAAAAGCTACGGGCATGGGGCTGGCACCGGGACGGCTGGGACGCCCAATGCATCTCCTTGCGCCTCAATAAACAGCGGCGCCAGCCACCAAAGAACAAATACAAATATCCGCAAATGCGGGTGCGGGAAGTCATGGACATGCTAAAAGAAATGGAGATGCTCGGATGAGAGCCGATATATTAGACGACATCCGCCGCAGTCTGATTGCGGATTATAAATTCGTCAAAAAAGGCGCTTGGCTGCAAAAAGGCACCTGCCCACAATGCGGTGACAAAGAAATGTTCACCCATGCCGACAGCCCTTGGGTGATTAAGTGTGGCCGCTATAATAATTGCGGCTATGAGGGCCATGCCAAGGATATATACGCGGAATTGTTTACCAAGTTTAACGAGCGCTATAAGCCGACGCCGGAAAACCCCAATGCCACGGCAGAGGCATATTTGAAATACGCCCGTGGCTTTGCCCTAAAACCCATCAAAGGCTGGTACCGCCAAGAAAAATACTGGCACCCCCACGGTGATAGCGGCACGGCCACTGTGCGCTTCGATATAGACCGCGCCAATGATATTTATATGGAGCGTTTTGTCGAGACCGTGATTGTCACCGACAAAAGCGGCAAGCGCACCAAACGCAATAAAAACTTTCACGGCAAACACGGCGGACTTTGGTGGCAACCACCGGGCATTGAATTGAAAGACGGCGATACCGTCTGGCTGGTCGAGGGGTGCCTGGATGCGATCGCGCTGAACCTGAACGGCATCAAAGCCGTAGCCACCCTGTCCGCCGTCAATTATCCGGGCAAAATGCTGGAGAAATATAAGGACAAGAAAATCCGCTGGGTATTTGCCCTAGATAATGACAAGACGGGCAAAAAATACACCAAGCGCCATGTCAAAAAAGCCAAAGCCGCAGAATACAAGGTCGGCGCGGCGCAAATCCCGCCCGGCCGCGACGGCAAAGCAGATTGGAACGATCTGCACCAGCAAGACAGATTGAACGAAGATTTCTTGCGCGAGTGCATATACCACGGTGATTTGCTGACGGCAAAATCTGCCTTTGTAAAATCCATGCTCATTTGGGGTCACGGCAATGCCGACGCCTTTAGCTTCACCTTTGATAACCGTCTGTATTGGTTCAAGACCGATATGGATAAGTTTAACAAAGCCAAAGAAGAATTCCGAACATCTAACCCGGATATGGATGCAAAAGAAATCCGCCTAAAAGCCATGCAACAGGCGGGTATGCTGCGGGAAATATGCAATTGCAATCCCCGCTTTTTATATTTCCAATCTCACGAAGCCACGGACGAAAGCGCCTATTATTGTAGTATATCTTTCCCGAACGGTCGCCCGCCCATTAAAACCACGTTTTCTGGCGGCCAAATCGCCAGCTCCGCCGAGTTCAAAAAACGCTTACTCACCGCCGCACCAGGCGGCCTATTTACAGGCGGCGGCGGACAACTCAACTGGATTATCAAAACCCACCTCACCAACATTAAACAAGTGCAGACAATTGACTTTGTCGGCTATTCCAAAGACCATCAGGCCTATATTTTCAATGATTTTGCCATCAAGCACGGTCGGTTTTACAAATCCAATGCCGAAGAATATATGGAAATAGACAAACTCTCCATAAAAACGCTCAGCCGCTCGTTCAAATTTGAAGTTGGTAAACGCCACCAATATAACAACCAGTGGGCAGAGCTGATATATCAAGCGTTTGGCGTCAAAGGTCTGGTCGCATTATCGTTCTGGTTTGGCGCTCTATTTGCCGAACAAATCCGTGCAGATCATAAATCCTACCCGTTTTTGGAAATTGTCGGCGAACCAGGCTCAGGCAAGACGACGCTGATCGAGTTTATGTGGAAATGCTTTGGTTTGGAAGATACCGAAGGCTTTGATCCATCCAAATCCACCTTTGCCGCTATCCGCCGTAAATTTGCGCAAGTATCCAACATGCCAATTGTATTGCTTGAGGGTGACCGCGAAGAAGCATCTAAATATAAGAAATTCGATTTTAACCAGCTCAAAGACAGCTATAATGGCCGCGCATTCGGCGAACGCGGCATCAAAAACGGTGGTAGTGAAACCTATGCACCCGCATTCAAAGCTGCCGTCGTTATCTCACAGAACTCTGATGTTCAAGGCTCTGATGCAGTGCTACAGCGCATTGTGCACTTGAATTTCGACACCGAGAGCCATACGCCGCAAACCCGCGACGCCAGCGACGCGCTTAATCAACTGCCCGTCGAAAATGTCTCTTATTTCCTGCTCAATTGTATTCAGCGCGAAAAATCCATAATGACACATTTCAACGCCAATACCCGCAAATATGAAAATAGGCTTTTGGAAAATGAACGCATAAAGAATATCCGCATTGCCAAAAATCACGCACAAATTATGGCGCTCGCAGATTGCATGGTTAAAATAACAGGCCTGCGTGATGAACGATTGCGCGAAATTCACGCTTATATCGAAACATTAGCAGCTGAGCGCGAACGCGCCGTCAAAGCCGATCACCCAATGTTGCAGGACTTTTGGGATGCATTTGAATATCTCAACGTCTCCCATGATTATCCAGTGATAAATCATGCCCGCGACAAAGGCCATATTGCGATCAACCTCAATCATTTCGTCAAAATCGCAACCGAGCAAAAACAACAAATCCCCGCACTCACAGACCTAAAACCCCTGCTCAAACAAACCCGAACCCATAAATTTATCGGCATAAAGGCCGTCAATTCTGGCATAGGCCATGAAGCGGGCTTTGCCGGCCGGACGGTAAAATGTTGGGTGTTTGAAAAGAAAGGCGGCGCATAAATGAAAAATCAACCCACACCAATAGCCCTATCTGTCCCCGAAGCCGCCGCCGCTTGCAGCCTATCAGAACGCCAAATGTGGCGCGTCATAAAGGCCAAAAACTTACCAACCAGAAAAATGGGCCGCCGCACCCTGGTGCTCTACGACGGCCTAAAAAACTATATAGAAGGACTCCCACAATCATGACGAACACAATCCGTAAAATAAACGTGCAAAATTGCGCCTGCAACAATATAGATTTTCAGACTTACGATAATACAATATTGCTTGGCTATTATGAGATAATGCGACAATATCGCAATAACCGTGCCAAAGCGGGACTACCTGAAAATGGCATAGATGTTGACCGATGTTTGGCCGACGAAATTATAGACCTGTGGAAAGCGGGCATTCGCACATATGGTTGTTGCTGCGGGCATAATAAAATCCAAGGCTACATTAACGTAGACGAAGAAGACTTTTCCAAGGCGCAGGCACTTGGCTATGAGAAATACGTTTTTCCAAATGACCCAAGCCGAGATGACACCATTATCCCAAAATCTATTGGTAGGTTTGGAGTGACATCATGATCAAACGCCCAATATTATTCACCGCACCAAACGCCAAACTCATTTTAGACGATGTGAAAATCCAAACTCGGCGCTTGACCACAAGCCCGCTATCCCGCGCTCAGGTCGGTGATATGCTTTACGTGCGCGAACCGTGGCGCACAGATGAATTAAACGACCAGGTCAAGCCCTCTGACCTACACAATACGCCCATATTTTACGAATCTGATTACATAGGTAAGCCGGGCAAACCAGATGGCTCTGGCCGCCTCCGTCCGGCCATGTTCCTACCCCGCCGCTTAAGCCGCGCCACTTTGATAATCACAAATGTCCGTACCCAGTTTTTGCATGACATTACAGAAGCAGACGCTAAGGCCGAAGGTGTCTTGCCCGTTACTTTCACCGACTATAGACCATACACCTGCGCCTATCGCGGTTTATGGGACACCCTACACCCAAATAACCAATGGCACACAAACCCAGAAATCATAGCCCTGACGTTCAAAGTGGTGCGCCAGAATGTTGATGCAATAGAGGAGGTGGCGGCGTGAGAAAATTAACGTGCGATGAAGAAGCAGACTTAGACCATATGCGTAAGGCTTGGGATGGATTTATTAATCTTGACAAACTTCACCCAGAGGAATTTCAGGAGTTTAGATACAAAATGCATGATTTACAAAGAATGGTTGCCGCACACCCTTTTCTGAGAATAAACCATGACACCTAAACGCCGCGCGGCCATTGCCAGACAGAAAATAGCCGCCGCTGAGCGGGCAATTGAAAGCCTTGGTCATCTTTATCAAGATATCGATAATTCCATTTATGATCAGTGCTGTATGGATGATTTTTGGTGCAACCGCCTTGAAGTCCTCAAAAATATGATCAAACACTCCCATGACCAGGAGGAAAAATTTACACTCCTAAGGTGGGGATCATGACTCTATCAAATAAGCGTGTCAAGACTGTCAAACCCATCCTCGATGTCTGCTGCGGAAGCCGTATGTTTTGGTTTAATAAAAAAAACCCTAATGTTATATTTGGAGACATCAGAACAGAAACCCATGTTTTATGTGATGGTCGGACACTGGAAATCAAACCAGATATGAAACTTGATTTTACAAAACTGCCATTCGAAACCTCTAAATTCCACCTCGTGGTTTTTGACCCACCGCACTTGAAATGCGGCGGTGATAATAGCTGGATGGTCAAGAAATATGGGCGGTTGACGGCGGACTGGCGCAGTGACCTCAAAGCCGGGTTTGCAGAATGTTTACGGGTTCTAAAGCCGAACGGCGTGCTAATTTTCAAGTGGAACGAAACTCAAATCCCAGTTAGTCAGATTTTACCGCTCATAGATGTCCAGCCGCTATTTGGCCACAAAAGCGGAAAACAGCAGAAAACCCACTGGCTTACATTTATGAAGCCGTCAGATATTCACACCAAGCCTGCATTAATTTCCTCCGCACAGTAAGCCCTGTGCCGCGCCTGTAGGCGCGGCGCACACTAGATCCGACCTTATGCGCCAGGGCCAGCTCCGAAACCTCGTCAGCGAAGCCTGTGCAGTCCATTGCCCAATCTTTAAAGGTCGACCGGAAACCGTGCGCAGTATAGTCCAACTTCATGGCTTTCAGTGTCGACCGGAACGCGTTTTCAGAAAAACCCTTGCCGCGATAAGGATAGACCAGACCTTTTGCCGGCACTGAGCTGGTTGTTGGTAATAATAGCAACATAGCAGGCGTCAGCGGAATGACATGATCCGCCGCGCTTTTTTTCATCCGCGCGGCCGGTATTGTCCAAAGTTGGTTTTCCAAATCAAACTCGCGCCAGTCAGCATGTCGAACCATATGCCCACGAGACGCCGTTAGGATAGTCAGCGCCAAAGCAAAGCGCGTGTCGTGCTTGCTAGCCAGTAAAGTGCGATAAAAATTCGGTGCATCGACGTAGGGCATTGCCAAATGATGTTTCACCCTCGGTTTATAGTCCGGAAGCAGATATTCAAGCCCACCTTTCCACCGAGCCGGGTTTGGCTTGTCCGGATCCCGCCAGTCGAGAGCACCGGCTAAATCAAACGCCTCCTCGATCATACCGCGCATACCACGTGCTGAATGGTTCATGGAATACCAAATCGGCTTAATCACATCCTCCACGTCTTTAATACTTATCTGGTCGATTGGTTTTTTGTGCAAAGGCTTTGCATGTTCCATTAGACAGCGCCGCCATTTGATGCCCGTCTTGTCAGATTTCCAAGATTGTTTGCGCCGCTCGATAATAGCCAGGGCGGCCTCTTCAAATGTGTGGTCGGAATTATCACCTTTCAAAACCGCGCGAATATCACGCCCCTCAAATGCCGCTAACCTGCAATCGGCCGCAATTTTCCGCGCATCTGCAAGTGAGAGCGTGTGAACAGGGGCAATTGTAAGGTCAATCCGGCGCTTGTTCTTTGTTTGCCGATACATCCATGTTTTAGTGCCCTCAGCCCGCACCCGTAAATACAGCCCACCTCCATCGGCCAGCCAGCCAATTTTGTTTGTATTTTTCACCATCAAGGGTGTGAGTTTATGTATTTGACCCAT